AACAGCTTTTGCCCTTAATATTGCCCAAAATGTAGCAATAAGAGCAGGGAAACCAGTGGCAATTTTTTCCCTTGAGATGGGGGCTGAAAGTCTTGTAGAGCGTATGCTCTCAGCAGAAGGCTTGATTCCATCGTACCATGTTAGAACAGGTAATCTCTCTGAAAGCGAATGGCGCAGGATGATCCTGGCACAGGAGCAACTTGCAAAAGGAAAAATCTATATTGACGATACAGCAGGAATTCAAATCGCTGAGATTCGATCCAGAGCCAAGCGCTTGTCTCAAGAAACTGGCGGTCTTGGATTGATTGTAATTGACTATCTTCAACTAATCACTGGTAGAGGTCGAGAAAATCGACAGCAGGAGGTTTCTGAAATTTCAAGGCAGTTAAAAATATTAGCCAAGGAATTGAAAGTTCCAGTAATTGCATTAAGTCAACTTTCTCGTGGGGTTGAACAGCGAAATGATAAAAGACCTGTGCTCTCAGATTTGAGAGAGTCGGGATCGATTGAGCAAGATGCTGATATAGTAGCATTTCTCTATCGAGAAGCTTATTACAATCGTGACGAGCAGGAAGAACCTGATAATGTTACAGAATTGATCCTTGAAAAAAATAGACATGGCAGTTTAGGAACAGTCAAACTATTCTTTCACAAGGAATATGCGAAATTTTCAAATAAGGAGGCCTGATGAATGGTAACTGAGAATCGTAGATATTACTGGTTACAACTAAAAGACGACTTCTTTAATTCCAAAGAAATGAAGCTCATGAGGAAGCTTCCTGGGGGAGAAGAAATCACAATCATCTACCTAAAAATGATGCTGGCAAGTCTAGCAGAGCAAGGGAAACTATATTTCGAGGGTCTAGCAGAAGATCTAGCAGAAGAACTTTCTTTATTGATAGACGAAGATCCAGAAGCAATTAGATTGACACTGATGTTTTTGACAAAGAAGAAATTATTGACTACATCAGACAATTATCAGTTTAATCTCGAACAAGTGCCTGAGATGGTAGGTAGTGAAACAGCAAGCACCCGTAGATCTCGTAAGCATCGAGAGAATCAAAAAGCGTTGCAATGCAACACCGATGCAACAAAAGGCAACGGAGATATAGATATAGATATAGATATAGATAAGGAGCAAAAAGCTCAATCAGATGTCTATGACAAAATTATCAAATATCTAAATGACAAAACAGGATCTCACTTCAAACCTACTAGTAAATCAACTCAAAGACTAATCAATGGTCGTTTAAGCGAGAATTACTCAATAGATGATTTTAAACATGTCATTGATGTAAAAACCATCGAGTGGAAAAATAACCCAAAAATGTCCAAGTATTTAACTCCAGACACGTTGTTTAATGCGAGTAAGTTTGAAAAGTACTTAAATCAGAAGATGCCTTCGAGTGCGTCAACTCAGCAACAAGATGAAAGGTTGGGATTTTAATGTATCAGGATTATACAGTAGATTCTACAAGCGAACCTAAATTTTGCAACAAGCACGGATCAAAGATGATCAATGCAAAAGTCATGATCAATGGATCCCAGCAATTGCTTGACATTTGTCAAGAATGCGAAAAAGAAGGAATCAATGAATTGCAGGAACACTTAAAGCAAGAAGCAACCATCCAGTCAATTCTTGCGAATACATACAAAGTATTTGATCGTGAGAGCATCTATTCCAAGGAATTGGAAGATAAGACACTTGATAATTACGATGCTGGAAGTAAGCGGTGTGAACAAGCTTTGAACTTCTCAAAAAGGATGTTGCGAGATTATCTGAAGTACGAAACAGGAAATGTGATCTTGAGCGGTCCTCCAGGGGTCGGAAAGAGCCATTTATCTATTGGAATAGCCAAAGCATTGAATGAAAAATTTAAAGAATGCAAGCAACCAAAGAGTGTGCTATTCATTTCGACTTCTGCGCTCTTTTCAAAAATTGAAGAAAGTTTCAATAATCGAGGAGACTTCACAGAAAGTCATGCTGTGAATCTACTAAGCAATGTTGATTTTCTCTTTTTTGACGATTTAGGAAAAGAAAGCAGTATGAGCGGAAGCCTCAAAGAAGCGAATGAATGGAGACAACGAGTACTGTTTAAAATCTTGGACAATCGTCAAACAACATTCTTTAACACAAACTTATCGAGCAACGATATTAAAACAATTTACAACAAAGCCCTTGCTGACCGAATCTTCAAGGGTGCCAGCAAACATATTTATAAATTCCCAGAGAATACAGAAAGCAGGAGATATTGATGGAAAACAAACAATTAAAAGATTTGATCACAAAAGTTCAGCGTTGGTTTTATGACCGAAATTTGCAAACGCAAGATCCAAACAAGCAATTTTTGAAATTGTATGAGGAAATCGGTGAACTATCACGAGGACTAGCAGAGAATGATGAGGCTGTAACGAAAGATAGCATCGGAGACATCACTGTTGTATTGATTGGTTTGACGTTACAGTTAGGAATCAAAACAGAAGAAATTTTCCCAGAAAATAATATATTCGTATTTTCTAAGGCAGCAAAGTCAGAAGACTATTTCGTCTTAACGATGGACCAATCATTGGCAGCTTATTTCAACCGACAATCATATCAATTGAAAAATGTTGTTTATGAGTTGATGCGAATTTCAGCATTGCTACATCATGACTTCGTTGAGTGCTTGAATATCGCTTACGAAGAAATCAAGGATCGAACAGGAAAATTAGTGGATGGTGTTTGGATTAAGGAGGAGCGACTAAAATGACAGAAGAAATTTTAAATAATGGTTTTGACAAAGTAAATAAACCTAATCACTACTGTGGGCAATATGGTCTTGAATCAATTGACATTATTCGCAATTTTGCTGGAGGACCAAAAGAAGTCCGAGGATTTTATTGGGGAAATATCATCAAGTATCTTTGTCGCTATCAAAAGAAAAATGGATTGGAAGATCTAAATAAGGCAAAGAAGTACTTAGACTGGCTCATCGCAGATTTGAAGCGTGAGGATCTTGAAAAGACAGCGATTGTTAAGCAGGAGTGAAAGTTATGAGACATTATACAAAAAATCAAATGGATCACTTTCGCCAGCAACTACAATTGTTGATTTTAGGGAAAGGTCTCACCCGAAAAGAGCTCTCTAGAAATCTTTATCGTGGCGAACAGACAATACAAGAGTGGATCACGAAAGACGATATCAGTCCAAATCACGTACAAGAATTGTGCGAGTATTTCGGGATTGAGGAAAAAACTTTGATGGGTGATCCGGAAATTCTTGCCGATTATAAGCTATATGATCGTGATAAGTACATCTGTACAGGTACTTTAAAAGAGCTAAGTAGAATCACTGGAAAGGACAGTGCATTACTTAAGTATTACATCCACTTAAACGAGCAAGGAAGAAATGCAGGACATCTAAAACTAGAAAGGGTAATCGAAGATGAAACGTAAAATCGATTGGCTAATCATTAACTTGGTATTGCTGGCAGGAGTTACATTGGTAGTTGCTATCAATCTCAACTCCAGATTGGCCGAACAAGAAAAAACAATCAAGGATATGCAGTGGACCATTCAGGAGCATGAATTAAGTATTCAGCGGTTCGCTGAACAAAACACCGCACAAGAGGTGATCCTAAACAAATTAAATCGGGAGTACCAAGTCCAGGAACGAAAGAAAGCGGAAGCAGTTAAGGAAGCTGCCGAAATGAATAATGTGGGAGGATAATAATGATCAACAATGTAACTCTTATTGGTCGGTTAACCAGAGATGCAGAGCTACGCTACACACCGAGCAATATCGCAACAGCTCAATTCAATGTCGCATGCAATCGAAATTTCAAAAACGCAAATGGTGAATATGATGCAGATTTTATCAATTGTGTGATGTGGAGAGAGCAAGCGGAAAGATTTTGCAATTGGACCAAAAAAGGAATGCTGGTCGGAATTACGGGAAGAATTCAGACTCGAAGCTATGAAGGAAATGACGGAAAACGTGTATATGTGACTGAAGTTGTTGCAGAGAACTTCCAAGTTTTGGAAAAACGTGACAACACTGCCAACCAGAATAGTATGACTGAACAGATGCCACCTAACTATGCAAATCCGATGGACATCGATGATAGTGATTTGCCATTTTAAG